TATGTTGCCCTAAAACTGACATTCTTTTCGCGTAAGACGTTTGTAATTCGTCTAAGTCTGTGATTAATACAGGATCCGTAGTATATTCGTTTAATGAATAAGTAAGTTCCGTATCTGTTCTTTGCGCGATTGTCCCAGGTAAAGACGATCTATTTTTTTCAATTGTCGACATTGATCCACTTTGAGGCATGTGAACAACTTTGTTCGATACGAACGCCGAATGGTCCGTCCCCGCTTTGATGAATTCAGAACCTTGGTGTAAAGTTTCTTTGATATCTTGAATCCAAATTTCTTTTTGTAAAGCCATTTTTTTAAACTTTTAAATGTTAATTATTAAATATTTCCGTACTGTTCAGCGTACATTTTAGCGTAAAGTTCTGGATCTTCGTTTTTAATTCTTAAAACCTCGTTCGGGTTTTCTTTCTCTAATTGACGAAGACTAACTTCTTTTTTTGGTTCGTTATTAATAACGTTAGTTACTTTCACGATAGGCTTTTTAAAAGCCGAAACAAGGGCGTTAAATCCGTCCATGTTGTTGGTTGCCGTTTCGATTAATTCGGCCTTTTTGCTTTCTTCGAAAATTCCTTTCTCGATAGCGTTTTGAACTGTTAACGTAGCGATTTGAACTTTTAATTCTTTCGCGTTGTTTTCAAGTTCTGAAATCTCGCTTTCTTTCGCTTCGATTTCTGTTTCTTTAGTCTTAATAACTTCGTTCGCTTCGTTCAAAGAATTTTTAATCCCGTCGATAGCCGAAATTATTTCCTTTTCTGTCGCGTTCGCGTCATTAAGTCCCAAATGGTTTTTTACTAATTCCATTTTTTGAACTTTTTTTATATTATTTGCATTATTGCCGAATTGAATTTCGTTAGCAACTGAAAGAATGTCTTCAGTTAATAACGTGTTAAGAACGCGCCCCGTGTCGATTATTTCGTCGGCGAAGCCCTTTTCCATAGCTTCAGAACTAGAAAGCCATGTTTCCGCGGAAATCATTTCTTTGATTGTCGGACGATCTATTTTTGAATTGTTTTCAAGTATCGTTTCCAACGTGTCGGAAAATGAATCAATCATTTTTTTCTGTTTGTCGGATAACAATTCATATTGAACGCCAATACTAGGCGCGTGGATCATTAATTTACCGAAGTCGTTCATATAACGACGCTTTCCCGCCTGGAATATAACCCCCGCAATTGAAGCCGCTACGCCGTCGGTATAAGTGTCGCATTCTTTCGAACTGTTTTTAATAGCGTTAAAAATTGAATACCCGTCTAACATGGAACCGCCCGCCGAATTAATTCGAACGTTTATTTTTGTAATGTCTTCGCGTGAATTAAGATAATAGATTTCTTCGGCGAATTGTTCGCCGTCGATACCGACGTAACGCTGTGAACGTTCGTCGAAAGTCCTTCCGATAGGTCCATAAAGTAAAACTTCGGCCACGCCGTCGGAAAGAATATTTTTAACGAATTTTAAATCCATGTTTCAAAAATACGCCGACAAAAGAAAAAAGTCCGTATATTTATACGTGGAAATTTATTGTTTAAAGTTTATATTTATGTCTGGAAAAAAAAACAAAGTCGATATCGAAAGAAGACGTCGGGACGTGTCTAAAGAAATCGAACGTCGACAAAGTGAAAAGGTCGAAAACGTAGTAAATGAAATTGCCGAAAGGCTATATTTAAGGCCATCGTCAATATGGCGCGATTTAAGGCTATACAAAGAAAACGGGGAACGAAATTAATCGTCCCCCGCTACCAACCTAAAAACAAAAAATTACTAAAGTATGAGAATGTCCACAAATATAATAATTTCTTTTTAATTACCGTCCCCCGTTCGAATAATATCGTTATCAATATCAACTGAACTATTAATTTGAATCATTGTCGGCGTTGCCGTCACTAAATCGTTAAATCTGGACGAATTTTCGTCCGTTACGGTGCAAAAGAAAACTATTCGCCATACGATAACGTTATCGTGGTCCGTGTCGTGTACTTCTTGGACCTTTAAAAATGGCGTTGAATTATCAATTTCGAACCGATCAACAAGGGCCGAAACGGCGTCCACAATGTCGAAAAGTTCTAAGTCTTCGACTAGCTGTCTAATGCCTACATGAAGCGTTGTTTCTAAATCTATTTTTTTAATTCCCTGGTTTTCGCTTCGGAAGTTAATATCCGAAAATTCAATAAATACGGCGGGATATTTAAAAGGCTTTTCGACGTTTTCGTTCGAGAATTGATTATTGAAAAGCCCGACGTGATTAATTAACGGCGAAGTTTCGATCCTTGCTTTTAGCTGTGTATAAATGTTTTTATTCATAATAGTTTTTTCATTTCGTTTCGAATCATTTGTTTTATTTTCTTGTCTAATATACGGGATTTACCTATAAATTGACGTTTCTTCATTCCGTCTAATCCTCTATTGTGTCGCGAAGCGTATTTTATCCCGTATGATCCGACCGCAATTTTTTTGAACGTTGCACCTGGAATAAGTTTCATTGATCCTTTAAGTATTCCTGTCCCCTTGCCTATTAATATTTTTCGTTTTTTTCCTTTCGGTTCCTTATCTCTTTTCGCCCACGGATCCGAATTAATAGAACCGTCGGAAAATCCTTCATTATCCCACGATTCTAAAAAATGATTTAAAGCGACATTTCCGACACGTTTCGGAAGCGTTCTATTAATCTTTTGAAATTGCTTTATTTTAGCTTTAAAATTAAATTGTTTCGCCATTACTTGGTTTTTTAGGCGTTGGAAATCCAAAATTTACGCTTTGTGCTACCTTATACTTGTCTTCGACCGTGAAATAAGGGTGTGAAGGATCAAAGATATATTTATTCTTTCCAGGATTGAACGCGAAAAGGTCCGAATCTGGGGGAGAAAGTTTTTTAATCTTTTCGTCTGGTGTAACCGTAAAAACGTCGTCCTCTTCATTTAACTGAATTAATCGACAACGACAATTAAAACCGTTCAGTGGTGTGTGTGTGTCCCAAAACGGATCGTCAACGGAACGAACAACGCCGTCGAATTCCGCGTGATTATGTCGAACGCGTTCGTCCTTTGCCGTGATATATTTTAAATATGGGAAAATGTCTTTATCTTCCTGGATTGAATTCCATTCCGCGCCCATTTGCGCCGTTCTTACGGCCGTGTTATACTCAGTACGAAGCCATTTGTCATTATACATATTAAACAAGCCTTTATAAAATCCGTCGCCTTTTATTATTTTACGAAACTCATTAAATTCACGTTTAAAACCATTTTCGTTAAAAACAAGGTTCGACATATCTTTTACTTGCTGAAACGTCTTAGCCCCGCTAAAAATAGCGATATTATGGACGTAATATTCCAATAGTAATTTGTCGGCGCTGTTATTGTCGAAATATTCAAGATTACCACCAAAACCAATAAAAACGGCGTCCGTTAATCTGTTTAGTATTGTTTCGTATAAATCCACAGGCAACCGCGAAGCGTTCACAGAACCCGCGTAAATATTATTTATTAACCTTTCCAGGTCGTCGGCCGTATAGTTCGCGAAATTTGACATTTATAAACCGTCATAAAGATTGTTAACTGAAGGAATAACGGAATTTTTATCCGTCAACGCCATGTCTTCGACGGGAATGTTAAACGTTTCATTAATCCATTCAGCGGGGATTGTGTACGATTTTAATAATTCTTTCGTGAATTCGAATTTTTTAGTTATGTCGACCTCTTCGTCATTATCCCATTTGAAGCGAAGTCCTGGCGCTGTAATTAGTCCGTGTCTATACATTAACGGAAACACGACGCGTTTAACGTGGTTCTCGATTTTCGACTTTATGGCCGTGATATATGTCGCTAAAATATCGCTGTGTACTTGCGCCGAACCGACGAACGACTTTTCGTCCGTTGTTCCTGTTTGCCCTAGAATTAATTTAGACATTTCCGAATTTAATCGCTCGATAAAAGTGTCGAAAACTTGATAAGTGTCGGATTGTGTACGTTCGACGAATTCGAGCATGTCGTCCGTATTTAAAACGGCGTAACTCGATTGTCCCATATTTGCGAGCATGTTTTCCATGTTCTTTTTATTGTCTGGGTTCAAAATGTCAGTTTTACCAACACGAACAGGCATTCCGAAAAGTTCCGAAAATTGCGACCATGCGCCGAAAATACCTTTTTTCCACAATACCAACGGCGAAGCCTTTAGTAATATTCCCAGGTCGTTTTTATCCCCTATTTCGATTAAATAGTCTGTGTAAGGTAATTGTCTGAAGTTTACGCCGTCGTTAGCATGGGACCATGCGTTGGTTTTAACGATTCCGAATTCTGGGACAACGTGTTCACGTGGGACAAGTTCGCATTCAACAAATTGCCCGTTTTCGATCCCGCCTATCTGAATAAGTGAATGGCCGAAAAATAACGAGTCGACGAATTGTTCTAAATAAAACGTGAACCACGAAGCATTTAATAAATCCGACATTTCTTCGTTTTCCGATCCGTCTTCGTTGCAAAGGTAAAATTCGCCCGACGTCACTTTTAACTTTATCGTTTGAATTAAACTAGAAAGATGCGCGTCCAGGATAACGTCTTTGTAAATTTCCAACAACGGCACGCGTTGCGGGTTTAACTTACTTTCGGCCGTAATTGTAGCCTGGCGCCATTTTGCGACGTTTTGCGACGAACGGGAAAGCTCCCTTTCCATTATTCGCGACTTCACTTTCACGGCTTCGCGTGGTCGTTTAATAACGTTTTCGATTTGTTCTATTTCTTCGGTCTTATTACCGAATTCAATTCCGAATATTTTCATTTTAATAAATTTTAGTAAGCGTTAAAATTAGTCGTTTGACCGAAAGAAATATCGACGCCCCTGTCGGTTCCGTAGTCAATTAACGGAAATCCTGGATTTATATTCTTTCTAGGGTTCGCAACCGCCGAAAGATATTTTATAACGTCGTCACGTCGTTGGATCCTTAATTCTGGAATCATTCGCGGGTTTATACGGCTGTGTAATTCGTAAAGCATTAAGTCGACCATTAAACGGACCAGAAGCGCGTCGCGCGGATCGCTTTCCGTGAAAAAATCCGTATCGTTCAACTTTTCGGCTGTGTTCGTTACGGCAACTAAATAAAGTGTGTCGTTAGATCCGATTAATTCCCAATAAGTCGCGTTGTCTGGGTTCTGGCTTGCCCCGCTTGACGTTGTGTTTAATATGCAACGAAATATTTTTTCGTTATCAAAATTAACCGTTTCGCCTACCGTGTAAAGTTGGTGTCCCCAATCTGGCGCCGTTAGAAATACCAATTCGCCCGCCGTGTTTATTCTGTCGTTCGTCCATGTGATAACGTCGGGGAACATTAAAGAAACGTCGAAACGGTCCCGAAGGTACGATTTAACTTCTAATTGTGTGGATCGTTCCGCTTCCGTTAAAATATGATCGTCCGCGCCCGTGATAATATCGACGTCCGTCTGTGTTATAAGTTGATCGAAATCATGTCGTACAATAAAGCCCATTATATAAATTTTTACAAAATAAACAAATTAATTTTAATATTTATTATTTTGAACGTTATTATTTCCAATGATTACATGATTGAAATTGTCGCGTCCTGTTCTGTATAGATTAAAATCCGTTTTTAATATCTCACAAATAAAGTAATCGTTCGCGTCGGACGTATGTCCGTGGATTTCATACGAAATTTTAGTTTCTGGATTCGTTGTTTTTTGTTTTTTCTTTGTTCCGTCGCTGTCTTCCTTTACGTTATTGTAGTCGGAAATAGATTCTTTACAATGGCTACCGATTAAAATTTTGCATCCGTTAAAACCCTTTTCAAATATTTGATTAATAAAGTTCCCGCGCATAACAACGGAAGGATTCGATAACGGTACGCGCAACGTCGGCTTAAACCTTTCCAGATAGTCACGAATAAGCGTAAAAAAGTTGTGGCCCTTCTCTAGCTTCGTGTCGGCCTTCCTGGACGTTGCGTCCCCATAAATAAACATTCCCGCCGAATGTCCGAAGTATTCGCGTTCGATATGTTCGCAAAGTTTCCGAACGGTATTATTCGGCGTGGGGATACAGAATTCGTTTATTTGACGAAGTTCCTTTTTATTTTCGCCGTACACTTGCCATGCCGTGGCCGTTATGAAAGGATTAACGTTTTCGTCAAATGAAATATGAAGCGGTAAATCTGGATTGTAAAGCGTTTCGATAATATCGCGGTCCATGTCGAAAGACTTGTAAAATTCGCCCCCCGTTTTCAGTTGAATATCCCAATCTCCATTTACAAAGACCTCGTATTCATACGACGGCATGTTTTTTAAACTTTCTAAATATTCGGCCGAAATATACGGATTATCGAATATTTTCGCGGGGATATATTTCCAATTTTTTCGAAGTGTCCCGTCCTTCCATGGCGTATAAAATTTGTCCTTAACCCAATTTTGGGCCGGGTTACATGTCGCTATTATTATCGGTTTCGGTGTCTTAAATCCGTTAGGCATTACGTTTGATCCCGCCCTTTCGATACATTTCGAAAATGTTTTTTCCTGTGTTTCGTTAATTTCCTCGATCAAAAATCCGTTAACCTCAAGACCTTTAAATCTGTTTAGTTCTTTGTCGTCGGCGTAATTTTCCCCGAAAAATAATATTTCCGAATCGTTGTTAAAAGTTACGGTTTGCGTGTCCTGGTTATATCGTTTTACGAACAATTCGGGACAT